TGAAGGCGCAGGCAGAGCTGCGGCTGGGCTACAAGCAGACCAGCTATGAAGAGGTGACCTGGAGCGAAGACGAGCAGCGCCAGCGCAAGATGAACGAAATGACGCCGCAGGAAGTCTTCGCCTACGGCACCGATGACACGATCGCGACTTGGGGTCTGCGCGTCCTGTACGGCCACATCATGAACCTGGAAGGCACGACCAAGGTCTTCAACGACGTCGAGATGGACGCAGCCTATCTGGGCGCCGCCGGCATCGTGACGGGCGTGCGCTTCTCGCGCGAAGAGATGCGCCGCCAGGAAGCCGTTGACGACAAGGTCTACGACGCGGCCTGGGAAAAGGTGCGCACGTACCTGATCGAAAATAAATGGTCCGGCGTGGAGATGCCCGAGGTGACGCTGGAGACCGCGTCGATCAAGGAAATTTTCACCATGGTGACCGGCGAGAAGCTGGAATCCAAGGCGCGCACGCCGATTAAGCTGGCCCAGGCCATGCAGTTATCGGACGTCGAAAACGCTGCGGACCTGGGTCATCTGTACGAAGAGGCGATCAAGCGCGACGGCGACATGACCGGCGTCATCAACTTCGCTCGCCAGTTCCACAAGGGCGAGCCGGAGATCAACACCGACTCGCCCACGCAGATGACCAAGCTGCTGTACGAGACGATGAATCTGCCGCAGCGCGTGCGCAACAAGCCGACGCCGACCGACCGTAAGGAAGGCCGCAAGCAAGGCTCGCTGTCCACCAACGCGCTGGCTTTCGCGTCGGCGAAGTTCTACGACAAGGAAGCCTTCGCCTTGGAAGTCGAAGTGCTGGACGCGCTGCTGTTGATGCGCGGGGTGGCCACGCGGCGCAAGCTCTACTACCGCCCGTACCGCTACCTGCGCCACCACCAGACCGGCATGATCCACCCGTCGTATGGCCAGTGCCGCACGGTGACGCGCCGCTTCGCGCCCGCCAAGCCGAACCTGGCGCAGCTGCCCAAGGACGACAAGAAAGGCCCGTTCCGCGCGTGCTTCCTACCGCACCACGAAGACGCTGTGGTGATCTCGCTGGACTTCAAGGCGCAAGAGCTGCGCGTCATCGCCGACCAGTCCGGCGACGAGGTGCTGACAGGCTGCTACGTGGGCGACAACCGCCGCGACATGCACCACCTGACGGGCTTGAGCATCGCGCAAAAGACGATCAACGAGGCGATCACTTACGAGATGTTCTCTGACGCCATTGCCGACCCTGACCACGAAATGCACAAGGCTTTCACGCCGCTGCGCAAGAAAGGTAAGACGGTGAACTTCGCCAGCGAGTACGGCGCCCAAGGCCCGAAGATGGCCGAGACGCTGATGGTCCCGCTGGAGCAGGCCGAAGTGTATCTCGCAGCTAAGCACGAGACCTTCTGGCGCGCTGAAGAGTGGAAGAAGGACGAGGTCATTCCGTGGGCGAAAAAGCACGGCTACTACCTCACCATGCTCGGCGGGCGCCGCCACCTGGCCGAAGGCTTCGGATCGTCTGAGTGGGGGCCGCGCGCCCGCGCTGAGCGCCAGGCTGTGAACTTCGCCATTCAAGGCAGCTGCGCCGAGATGACGAAGCTGACGATGGGCCGCGTGTGGCGCGCCAAGATGCTGACGCGCTACGACGCCCAGTTCTTCGCACCCATCCACGACGAGCTGGTCTTCAGCGTGCACCGCGACGAGGCTGTGGCCTTCGTGCAGGAGCTGCACCCGATGATGGTGGCGCAGTACGCCGACATGAAGATCCCGCTGGAATCGTCCATCGGCATCGGCCGCAACTTCAAGGACCTGATCGAGATCGGCGAAACGCCGAGCACCGAGCTGATCCTGGGCGCGCTGCGCAAGCTCTTTCCTGGCGTGGAAATCGCCGCCAACGACCCGCCGCAACTTCTCGCGGCTTAACCCAACCGGCCCGGCATCCCGCCGGGCCTTTTACGAGAGATTGACATGCCCGATATCGCCGACCTCGCGCAAGGAACGATTGAATCCACCCTCGCGCTGCAACAGGCCGCAGCGACGTCTCACCAGCGCCCCAAGGGCTTCGTGCCCAAGGGTCACTGCTGGGAGTGCGAGATCGATTTCGACGAGCCGGACGGTGTGCACCGCCAGCTCTTTTGCGCGGCGGAACCTGGCCAACGCGAAAGCGATTGCGCCAAGAGCTACAACCGCCGCCAAGCGCAAGCCAAAACACTTGGGAGGTAATCATGCCGCACGCCGATGGAACCCTGACAGTCGAGGAATACCTGGCGCGCAAGAAACGCGCGACGCTGGGCAAGGCCGCCGAGCAATCGGTGAAGTCGTGCCTGGAAAAGAAAGTCGCCGAGCTGGGCGCAGCGTTCGATTGGGAGCGCAACCCGGACACGCGCAGCGCTGGCGCCAAGGGCCAGGTGCTGCAAGTGCGCACGGGCGACTTCTACGCCTACTACCGGGGCGGCACGGTCTCGATTGAGGTGAAGGAGACCGAGAAACTGGTGCTGATGAAGAGCGCTTTCAAGCCCGGCCAGATCGGGCGCGGCGTGAAGCGCGCGATGGCCGGCGTCATCTGCCCGGTGCTGATCCACTTCAAGACGCCGGGCGTCTGGATGGCGGTGCCCATCGACTATTTTTTCAACAACCCGATGCCGCGCGGCGGATGGGACCTGCTAAACCACCCGTCGATGCCCAAATTCAAGAGCTGCGCCCAGGCTCTTGACTGGTCAATGAGCCGGTTGTTAAACTCCCCGCAGCAGTAACGAAAAGCCCACGCTAACGGGGTTCTAGGAACCCTTGGAGATCTACAATGTACAAATTCGCCGACCAAACCGCAGCCCTGGATATGGGGCCGGTGCCCGCCCTGCCTGAAGGCAGTCGCAGCGGCCAGATCGAGGCCATGCGTCTCATCTGGGGCTGGATTCAAGCCCGCCTGGGGCGCAACTCCGACAAGCAGGACCGCCCCAACCACTACAAGCTACCCGAGAAGCTGCGCGAGCGCGGCTTTGACGACATCTGCGACGACTATTTCGTTCTGCGCGGCCCGGCGGGCACGGGCAAGACCTTCATCATGGCCGAGCTGGTGCTGGCGCTGTCCGCGCTGGGCCTGAAGATCGCCGTCGGCGCGCCCACGAACAAGGCGGTGGGCGTGATCGAAGAGAAGGTCAAACAAGCTGCGAAGGGCCGCGTGAACGCAGCGGTCTTCAAGAGCGTGCATGGCCACGTCGGCCTGCGCATGATGGAGACCGACGAAGGCGAGACCAAGGTCTACCAGGGCGAGCACAGCGACCTGCACACCTACGACGTCGCTGTTTTTGACGAAGGCAGCATGCTCGACAGCATGCACCAGATGCCTGGCATCCAGTCGGCGCGCGGCGAGTGTCTGATCCTGATCGTCGGCGACTTCTGCCAGATCGCGCCGGTCGGCGAGAACGATGTCAGCCCCGCGTCCCTGCTCCCCCAGGGCTACGAGCTGACGCAGATCGTGCGCCAGGCCGAGGGCAACCCGATCATCCAGGCGGCGTGGAACGTGCGCGCCTTCATGAACCTGGACAACCCGGACGTTGGCGACCAGCCGATCTATGTTTCTGACCTGCAAGAATGGTTGCCGGACAGCATGATCCGCGGTGTGCCGGCGTTGAACCGCAAGCTGCTCGACTTGCAGCTGGCCGGTGTGGACGCGCGCGGCCTGGCCTACCGCAATACCGCAGTGTCGAACATGAACGAGTACGTTCACTTCGAAAAATTCCCTGACGTCGGTAGCCAGATGTTCTGCGTCGGCGAGCGCGTAGTGGTGCAGTCGCAATGCCGAGCGCTGAACCTGGACACGGGAAAGACCGAGGACCTGATCACCAGCGAAGAGCTGATCATCATGGACGTGGAACGCACCACGCACCCGGACTACCCGAAGATCAAGGTCTATCAGCTGGTCGTTCAAGATTGCCTGGGTCACGACTTGATGGTGTACGTGCCGACACTGCTGTCAGCGTTCCACCATGCGGTCAACGAGAAGTTCGACGAGGTGCGCGAGATCAAGCGCCAGCGGGACCGCCGCTATGACCGCAGCTTGAACGACAGGTACAACGCTGCGCTCCGCGAAGCCTGGGGGTTCAAGAAAGCCTTTGGCGACATTCGCCTGGGCTACGCCTCGACCATGCACAAGATCCAGGGCTCCACGGTCGACGTCAGCCTGGTCAACCTCCCCGACGTCATGGGCATGCGCAGCGACTTCGAACGCAACCGCTCGCTGTACGTCGGCCTGACGCGCCCGCGCAACGAAGTGTTCTTCGCCTACTGATGTGAGCCTGTCAGACCTGAAGAAAAAGGCCAGGAAACTGGCCAAGGAAACCGGCATCAAGCACATGAAGGCCTTGGAGGCCGTCTCGATTGAAGCCGGTTATCGCAACTACCGGGAAGCCCAATTCTTCCTCAAGGAACCACGTAAATGAAGACGATCCACGAAACCCTGACCCTCTGGGCCACGCTGTCAGGCAACGCGCTCAAGGCCCAGGTGCTGGCCGACTTGCAGCCGGACGCCGTGCCCGGCATCCGCACCTACCTGATGTACGCGCTGGACCCCAGCCGCACCTACGGCATGAAGGGCAAGATGGGCGGCGGCGACCCGTACCTGGGGTGCCAGTGGGGGAGCCAAGAGGACCACGATCTGGTGGACCGCCTGGCTGATCGCAGGCTGACCGGCAACGCTGCGAAGGCCGCGTTGGAGGACTGGGGCCAGGTGTCCAGTGTCGAGGACATCGACCTGCTGAACCGGGTGCTGAACAAGGACATCAAGTGCGGCGTGGGCGTGAAGCTGCTGAACGAGGTTGGCGCTGCGGTCGATTTCAAGATCCCGGTGTTCGAAGTGGCGCTGTGCCACCCCGCCACCGAGAAGCTGATCTCCAAGGGCGACTGGATCGCTGCGATCAAGTATGACGGCATGCGCGCGCTCATCCAGGTGCGCGACAACGCTGTGACATTCTTCACCCGCAGCGGCAAGCTGATCCCGGCGCTCGACCACCTGGCCAAGCCGGTGCTGGAAATCTTCGGCGGGCGCAGTGTGATGCTGGACAGCGAAGCGATCAGCGGGGGCTTCCAGGAATCCATGTCCACGCTTCGCCGCAGCAAGAACATCGCGGCAAGCGGCGACGAGGTATTGCAGGTGTTCGACATGGTCGACCTGCACCGCTTCCTGGCCGCTGACCGCAAGCAGGAGTTCGGCGGCCCGCTGGAGAACCGGCTGCTGGAGTTGGACCACGTCTTTGGCATGTCGGACGCCAACGAAGAGCGCGGCCCGGTGCGCCGGACGGAACACGAAGAGGTGCGCGATTGGGCGCATGCGCGCGAGCTGTTTGACGGCGCGATCGACGAAGAGGAAGAGGGCATTATCCTTCGCCGCCTGGACGCCGGCTATCGCAAAGACCGCACCAACAGTTGGCTTAAGCTCAAGCTGGAAGACACGGTCGACGCTAGTATTGAAGGTCTATACGAGGGCGAAGGCGAGATCGCCGGCATGATGGGCGGCGCCTTCGTCACGATCAACGGCGTGCGCTGCCGCGTTGGTGGCGGCTGGAGCCTGGCTGAGCGCGCGGAGGCGTGGGCGGCCTACACCGGGGAGGCCGTGGGCTACCGCTTCAACGGCGTCGACTACGTGGCCGAGTATGACGAAGAGTGCAGCCTGGTGGACCGGATCATCGAGATCAAGTTCAACGGCTACACCGATGACGGCGCGCTGCGCCACGGCCGCAAAAAGCGCTTCCGCGACATCGAGGGAGAGAAAGCATGATCGCCGAAACCGTCCCCCTGGAAGGGCCGCTGAAGGTGCACGGCGTCTACCGCAGCGTGAACCAGGGCCAGCGCGTGCGCATCATCTGCGTGAACCGGGGTCACTCCAGTTTCAAGGTGGTGGGCCTGGTGCAGAAAAATCTAGAAGAGAGCCTGATCGAGCTGAACAGCTTCGGCCAGTGCAAGCACCCCAGCCCGGTGGGCGCGATTCAGCTGATCGACGCCGAGTTCACCGGCTTTTACCGGGGCGACCCGCCCAAGCCTGGCGCCTACTGGTGCGAGACCATCAGCGACAAGGGCAAGAACGCCGGCTGGCGCTGGTGGGACGGCGAGGTATGGGGCATGGCCTGGCCCCGCAAGACCGACTGCCGCGCCAACAAGATGGGCACCCGCAAGTCATCGCGCAAGCTACCGCTACGCTGGAGAATTGAAAAATGATCACCATCATCAACGACACCCACCTGGGTGTGAACCGCAGCGGCGGCACGACGCCCCTCAGCTTCCTCCTGCTCACCGAATACACGCACCAGCAGTTCTACGCGCTGCTGACGATGGCCGACGGCACCGACCTGCTGATCAACGGTGACCTGTTCGACGGCTTCACCGTACCCAACAGCACGCTGTCGCGCACCTACGCCCAGATGTCGGCCTGGCTGCGTAAAAACCCGGCGAACAGCATGTACCTGGCGCGTGGCAACCACGACTACCACCCCAGCGGCGATAAGATGTCCTCGTTCGACACGCTGTGCGGCATCCTGGCCGGCGAATACCCGGACCAGGTCGTGGTGGTGTGCGAGCCCACCGAGATCGCCAACGAAGTGGTGGTCGTGCCGCACATGCCGAACCAGGACCTGTTCGACGCTGCGGTCAAGGACGTCATCGCAATGGCGCCGGCCATCGTGCTGTTCCACTGCAACTACGACAACAACTTCGCCGTCGAATCGGACCACAGCCTGAACCTGTCGAGAGACCAGGCGTCGGCGCTGCTGGCCGCGGGCGTGCGCCGCATCATCCTGGGTCACGAGCATCAGCCGCGCGAGACGGGCGGCGTGCTGGTGGTGGGCAACCAGTTCCCGACGTCAGTCAGCGACTGCCTGGGCAACACGACCAAGCGCCTCGTGACCATCGACGAGGGCCATGTCATCGAGACGCAGACCTGGCAGGACGCCGGCAGCTACTTTGAATGCCCCTGGCAGGAGGTAGAGCGTGTGCCCGAGACGGCGCAGTTCGTGCGCATCAAGGGCACGGCCGAGGCCACCGAAGCCAGCTTCGTGCTCGAAACCATCAGCCAGCTGCGCAAGCGCCACAGCGCCTTCGTGATCAGCAACGCGGTGGTGGTAGACGGTCGCGCGCTGGACGTCACCGCAGCAGACTCGTTTGACGCTGTGGAGAAGTTCAACGTGATGGAGCACCTGTTGCCCCTCATGGCCAACGACGAGCAGCGCAAGCGTGTCGAGCAGCTGGCCCAGGACCGCCGCCATGCAGCAACTTGAATTTGACCTGCCGCTGACCGAGCGCGAGTTCATCAACCCCAGCATCACGCTGGAGCTGTACCGCGCCGGCATCCTGCCCAACACCGCCATTCGGCCCATCAGGATCTCGACGTCCGACAGCGTGGTGCATCTGCGCTGGGTGGCCTACGTCGAGAGCCAGCAGGGCGGCGGGGCCACGATGCGCCTAGACCTGCCGGTCGGACGTGCTGAGGCCAAGCACATCCAGGCGAACCTGGGCACCGGGATCGCAGGCATCTACCCGCGCCTGCGCCACATCATTTACGACAACCGCAGCTTGCGGGCGGTCGAGGAATCAGCATGCTGAACCAAATCACCCTGAAGAATTTCCGCCAGTTCGAAGACCGCACGTTCGACTTCGGCGCCGGCAACGTCACACTGCGCGGCCCCAACGAAGGCGGCAAGACCACCGTCATCGAGGCGTTCATGTACGCCATCGGCGGCGCGCGCCAGTGCCGCAATAACGACTTCGCGCGCTGGGGCGCCAAGCCCAGCCAGGTCAAGGTCGAGGCCGTCATGACCCTGCAAGGCACCCCGGTGCGCGTCAAGCGCGGCCCGTCGGGCGCCGAGATCTACGCGCCGGCCAGCGCCACTGAGCCGCACGTCACCGGCCAGACCGAGGTGACCAACTGGTTCGCCGAGCAGTTGGGCGCCGGCATGGACGTGGCCGCCAAGATGATGTTCGCCGGCCAGAAGGAAATCGGCGGCCTGCTGGACGAGAAGAACGGCAAGGTCATCGAGTTCATCGAGGACATGAGCGGCCTGGACATCGTCGAATGGATGATCGACCAGATCAAGACCGACGGCCCCTACGGCGACACGTCCGGCTACGAAGCCGCGCTGGACACTGCCAACGAAGCGCTGGCGGCGCTGAACCGGGAAGACTTCACCGCCCTGATGGCCGAAAGTCAGACGCGCAAGCCGCAGCTGGTCCAGGCGCTCGAGCTGGCGCGCGCGGGGGTCGCTGACGCCCGCCAGCAGGCCGAAGCACGCCAGGAACAACTGACCCAGGCGGAACAACGCCAGTCCGCGATCAACCAGGCCAAGGTGCGCGTGGAGACGCGCGAAGAGGACCTGGCTGCGCGCGAGGCTACGCTGAAGGACCGCCAGACCGAATCCGCAGCGTTGGTCGTGGTGGGTGAGGACCTGGGGAAACTGGTGGCCGACGCCTCCACGCGCGCCTCCGCAGAGATCGAGGCCATCCAGGCCGCTGCGTCCTCGGCGGTGGTCGCTCGCAACGAGAAGCTGGCGAAGGACCAGCTGGACCTGGCCGCGGCCGTGCGTCAGCAGAACGAGGCCTTCCAAGAGCGCCAGGCCGCGCTGTCCACGGCGATGAACCGCGCACACGCCTATGCCGCGCTGCAAGCCTACAAGCTGCCGGAATCGGAGTGGGAGGGCACGCGCGCCGAGCTGGAAGCCTACCGCGCCGCCGAAGCGGAAAAGCAAGCCGCCGCCGCGCAGCGCGCGGCCGGCCTGAGAGTCGACCTGGCGGCCAAGCGCGGCGAGTTGGCACAGAACACGTCTACCGCAAGCCGGCTGCGCGAAAGCGTCGTGGAGATGGGCCAGAAGTGCCCGACCTGCCACCAGGTGATCCCGGACGCCGAGGGCGTGGAAGCCCACAATGCGAAGCTTCTGGCAGACGCTCAAGAGCACGACAACATCGCGGACGCCTTGCGGCTTGATATGGAGGCCTTGGAGCGCGAAATCGGGGTGGAGGTGGGCAAGGGCCAGGAAGCCGCCGCGCTCGCCCAGGAGGCCGGTCTAATCCTCTCCAACCCGGGCTACCGCCCGCGCAACGAGGGCGAGCGCGAGTGGCTGGTGTTCGACGAGAACTTCGTGCCCGCGCGCCCGGCCTGGAAAGGTGACGCACCTGCGAGCGTGAAGGACCAGTCCGACGCATTGGACGCTGAGCGCAGCGTCGCCAACAAGCAGAACGACCAGAAGATGGGCGAGCTGCTGACCGCCGCGCGCGCCGAGATCAGCGCCCTCGAGCGGGCCGCCCAGGACCACGTCAAGGAAGTGCGCTCAGCGGTGGACGCCGAAACCGCGCCGTTGCTGGCCAAGATCCGCGAGCGTGAGACCGCAGCACGCCGGCTGGAAGAGGCCACCGCCGACGTCGCGCGCGCCCAGGAAGCGCTGGCCACCGCTCAAGCAACGCTAGACGAGGCCAAGGCACTGCCGGCGCCCGAAAAGGATGTGGCCACGTTGGCCGCCGAAATCCAGACGTACCGGCAAGAGGCCCAGACCCAGCAGGACGCGCTGGCCAAGGCCCAGTCCGACCTGGCTGTGGTCAACGCCAACATCGAGCACCTGGAGTCCCAGATCCGCGTCCAGAGCCAGGAGCGATCGCGTCACCGCATGACCATCGACAACATCGAGCAGACCCTGATCGAAACCCGGTTCAACAACCAGCTCGTCGCAGACCTGGCGCGCGCGCGGCCGCAGCTGGCCAACCAGCTGTGGAACATGGTGCTGAAGGGCGTGTCCACGTACCTGACGCAGATGAGGCGCGAGCCTAGCATCGTCGAGCGCGACGGCAAGACATTCTTGATCAACGGCAAGCCCTACGACTCGTACTCGGGCAGCGCGCTGGACCTGCTGGCGCTGGGCATCCGCATCGCGCTGACCAAGGTCTTCGTGCCCGGCGCCAGCATGATGATCCTGGACGAGCCCTTCGCAGCGTGCAGCGAAGAGCGCACCTTGCAGTGCCTGTCCCTGGTCACCGCGTCCGGGTTCGAACAGATGGTCGTGATCACGCACGAGGGCGGCACCGAAACCGTCTTCGACAAGATCGTGGAGGTGTGAGATGACAGCCAAGCACGCAGGCGGTCGGCCCCGCAACTACGATGACGCCACGCAGCTGGAGGTCGTGGCCAGGCTGAACGCCGGCCAGGGCCGCCGGCAAGTGGCCCTGGAGTTGAACCTGCCGCTTCACACGGTGGACAACATCCGGCGCAAGACGGGCAATAAAAAACCCGGCGCCGCATAACGACGCCGGGAACGCGGCTTTGGCCGCCTCTGCTCTACGGAGCGATCCGAGGCCACCCACAAAGGTTAGCGCCACGCTCGTTGTGGCGCCATACATCTTTCGCGTGAGCCTCGGTCATCCCCCTGTCGGGATGCTCGGCATCCGGCAGGTCCTCTTCAGTCAGGTAAAACGGGAACGCCCAACTGCAGTATTCATTTCCCACCGGCTGGCGGTTTGCGCACCCAGCCATTGTCACGAAGACCAGCAGCAGGGTCAGACGCAGCATCCACTTTCCTGTCAGCATTTTGCACCTCTCTTTCGGCCGCTGCGGCCTGTTCCTGAACCTTCTCAGCCTGCTCCGCGCGGGCCTCGCTCTTGCCCACCGACTTACCCCACTGGCGCGCGCCGAAGAGCGCTGCGATCGCGCCAAAGGCGATCACCAGGTAAGGCGCCGCGCCACCGAAGAACGTCACCAGGGCTTCCATGTCACACCTCCACGAGCGCGACGAACTGCTCGGTGCGGCCGCGCTGCGACTTGCGCCCCGGACCCCAGCTCACAGCCTCGCCGCGGGTGATCGTGCCGTCTTTGTTCTGGTCCAAGCCAGCGTTCTGGCTGTACGTCGTCGGGTTGGCGGTGCGCGTCCACAGCACGTAGTCGTCTTCGCGCCCGACCGCGCGCGGCCAGAGGATGGCCATGTACAGGTCACCCAGGTTGCGCAGCCGGCCCTTGTAGGGCTGGAAGTAGCGCTCGACATACGCCAGCTGCTCAAGAAACGACAAGGTGGCCAGGTAGTCGCATGCCGCGCGCCCGGCCACCTTTTTCTGCTCCGTCGACATCACAGCCAGTTCTTCCGGCGTGTGGAAGTAGGCGATGGCCGTGGACGGCATGAACTGGATCAGGCCCGTGGCGCCCGACCCGGCTGCGTTGCGCACCGAAGGGCTGAAGGTCTCAGCCGTTTCGAACGCGATGCAGTCAGACAGGTCAGACGGCGGGACCTGAAGGCGGTCGGCCAGCGCTATCAGCGCCAAACGTTCCTCCAAACTGAGCTTCAATCCCCAGCTCAGTCTCTCGAGCGTCTTTGCGGGCCGCGAGGGCTGGCTGCTTGACGATTCGGGAGATGATGCCGAGGAAGAGGATGGCGTACCCGATCCATTGGACGATGGACGGGGGGAGAAAAGACTTAAGATCGCTTGGAAGAAACGACCAAATTTGGATTGCTGCATCAGGCACCTCCTGTAGATAACCGAGGATCAGCGCGCCCAGCGTGGTCAACCACACCGAGGTCATGCGCCACCAGTCTTTCCAATTCGAGATCAGCTCGATCTTCATTTCACTTGCCTCCGGGGCGGGGAATCGGTGCACTTTTTATCCAGTCGCTCACGCGCACGAGCAGCGCCTCGCGGTTGATCGCTGCGCTGAAAATCGCAGCACACACCACCAGGTCGGAGAGCATCCTGGGCTCTGCCGGCGCTGCGTTCCGGTCGTTGATGAATTCACAGATTACGAACGCAAGAAAGCCAGACGCGAAGCCCACCACGAAAATAGACGTCAGGTCTACGACCCGTTCCGCCCAGGTGGGCCGGAAGCGCCCGGCCTTTAAATCAATAAACACCCGGGTCACGCACCCCAGAAAACTCATCAGGAGCACGTAACGCCAGGTCTGCCAGGTTAGGAGGGCAAGCTGTGAACCAAAGACGGACTGATTTACGCTCTCCGCGTAGGACGACTTCGATATAACGGCCAGCACACATACCAGCAACCCGACGCTAAGAAGTCGATGCACGATGGGACCCCGTTTTGGCGGTGGCGTCGCACCAGGCGAGCGCCAAAGCGATGCTGAATATTACCAAATATAAGTAGTTGGCGGCGGGGTCAACAACCGACCACTTTGAAACAGAGAAAAGGGGCACCACCGTGCAGAACGCGCAACCGATGTACAGGTTCTCGCGTATGCCCACCAGGATGCGCAGCCGGCAGCGCCTGTGGGGGCACAGGATATTGGCCGTCACGTCCAGGACGATAACGAACGAAAGCACCGCCATGGCGAAGAATAGAGGGTAGCTGCTGGCGCCCTCTACGATGCGCATCTGGCCCGGTATGCTGCGCGGGAGGGTTAGCGCAGCGTACGGGCTTTGGAACACGAGCGCGGCGAGAGCGAGCCGCGCTATGACGTCGGTGTTGAACATGGTGGGCTCCGCGAGTGGCCCCGATTTTACATCTTCCCCTAGGCTTGGATACCGCCAGCCAGAATGAAGAGGGCATCAAGGTCCGCAGCCGACAGATCGAGCACCGTTGCGATGGCCTGCAACATCTCGCTGTCGCGTCGGAATTCTTGCAGGTCGGCCCAGGCGCGCCGGTACATGGGCGGCGTGTTCGGGTCGTTGATGATTACCTCGGCCGCTTCGAACAGCGTCGTTTCGCCGTGCGGTGTTTGCCACATGGCCTCGCGGCCCTGGAAGCGGCTGACGATTTGCGGGACTTGCGGCGGGTCGGGCGGAGCCTCGTCCACCCAATCAACCAGCCCCAACCCTGGTTGCGGAATTTCAGACCAACCGCTACGCACTCCGGTGTTGTCAATGTAAGGCATTACCACCCCTCCATCTCTGTCCATCCCTGCGAACCCAGGTAAATACCGTTTGCCACGTCGACGCTTGAAACTAGGCCGATTCGGGCCTGCAAGTCGCTCATGATGTCTACTTGCGCGCTGCGCCCGCCACTAGACGATATGTCTAAGTCGGGGATTTGGTTCCATTGACCTCCGTACGCCTGGCCAACATCGGGCGGTACGATGGCGAAGGTTGCCGCAGGGGCGAACGCCCCGCCATGAGCGATAGCGCGCACTAAGGTTCGACGGCCATAAGGGGCGATCATCTGTACAAGCACCGCGTTGTTGGCGGACAGGCCGCCGTTCGACACCATCGTAAGACCGGCAACCAAAGTAAAGCAATTTCCGACTTGCAGGAACGGCCGGATGGAACTATTTACCTGCGCAAACGCCACCGAGCCGAGCAAGCGCCCGCGACTCCAGCCTGACGGGTACACCACGGCAGCGCCGGAAGTAATCGCACAAACATCTATTGCGCCAGAAGTGTCGTTGCGGATCGCGTGAATGTCGAACATAGTGAGAATCCCGGTCCCCCCTGTCACGATAAGGTTCCCGTTCGCCCCCGCCGTCCAATTCCCGGATGCTTGAAGATTCTTGGTTATGGCCGAGGTCATAATCAGGTCAACCGAGTCATCGCTGCTACGCAAGCGGAAAGGTTGAATCGACAACGCCCTGCTCGGGACCGTCCCAGACATAACCATAGTGCCGCCGCTGCGATACCCTGTCGGCAACGAGGACGGGCTGTACGTGCCACCCACGAAACGATGCCACCCGATTCCGTCGACGTAAATATCGCCGCAGTCCTCGGTCGGGAACGACGCCGTGCTTTGTGCGCTAGTGGACTTCCAGGGTTGCCACACGTTGGTAGACGAGTTGCCGAAGCGGAAGAAAGTGCGAGGCTTCTGGCCGGTGACAAGAACGGTCAGCTCCTGCGACACAATCGTCGCAGCCTGCCAGATGACTCTCATGTACCCTGCTGCGGACACGCCGGCAGGGAAATTCGAGCCGCTGGACATCAGCGAGCCAGACGTCCACGAGTACCAGGTATTGTCGGCGTTCAGCGTGTTGGCGTCGGTCGCAGCCGTCAGGAACTGGTGGGTCATGCCCAACGCCGTGGACAGCATCTCCGTCCACGGTGACCAGGTGGTGTTGATAGCGAAGCGCCAGAACATCCGGGGACCGGCTGTGGCCGTCACAGTACCCGTGGACGCTACCGTATAGGTCTGCACCGTTTGACCGCTAGTCCCGCTGCCGTAAACGTTCAGGGTGCCGCCGATAGACACCGGGTAGTTGGTGCCAGCCGTCGCCCCGGCTGTGGAAGCCTGGCGGTACGCGCCAGGCGTCTGATAGGAGTTAAGGTCGTGCGACGTTGAGGGCAGCGTAGTGGCCAGTGAGGACAGCTCGTAGGCAGAGCCGTTCCAGCGGTGCCAGCCGACGTTATCCACGTACACGTCGCCGCAATCGGCGAGGGGCATGTCCCCAACCGCTGACACGGGCTGCACAATTTTCCATGCCCCCCACGTCCCAGCACCAATCATGGTCCGCTCGTACACCAGGGGGCGCGCGCCACCTACAAACGGGATAGTCAAGCGCTGGTGCACTTGGGAGGACGTCAGGTAGACGACCTGGAGGAACGCCCGGGAGAAAGCCGGCTGAATGCTGGGCCAGTTGCTGCCGCCTGTGACAACCGCAGCGCTGGTCCAGGTGTAGTAGACGTTCGGAGCGATCAACGTGTTGACGTCAGTCGCAGTGGTCAGGAAAACATTGGTCATGGCGTCGTCGTAACGCGCCAACTGCTGCCACGACCCCCAGATCCCCGCCCCGCCGCCGAAGCGCACGCGCTTGTAAGTGCGCAGCACCCCGCCCGTGCCGTTGCGCGTGGTGTAGGTCTGCGTGATCTGCTGGTTACCGGTCACCGCAGCTTCTACATTAAGCGTGCCGGCTAGACGCTCGGGCCAATTCAACTCTGGGGTAGCTGATGCATCAGCGTTGAGGTAGTAGACACCCGGTACGGTGATGGTGTTCGCGTCAACGGGAGTACCTGCGGTGACCGACGTCGAGTAGATAATCGGTGCCTGCGCGGGCAGAAGCCGGCTATCGGTCCCGAGCTGCGCAACGCCGCTCGCTGCGCCCAACAACGAAGAGCGCACCGTCTCTTCCCAGGCCGTCCAGCTGCCACTGACAAAGGATCGGAAAAACGACCGGTTCGTGTTCGCAGCGTGGTAGACCTGCGCGCAACCGGTGGCCACCGCGCCGCCAGGGTAGCCGGCCGACTGAACCACGAGGTAGCCCGACTGTGCGATAGGGTAGTTGGTGCCCGCTGCGGCCGCGGCGCTGCTCGCCTGCACCCACATGCCGCGTTGGGTGAAGTCGTTCAGGTTCAAGCCCGACGCCAGCCCGCCCTGGTAGATCAGGGCGTTGATCTGGTCCGCTGACTCGCGCCACGGCGACCACACGCTTGCGGAGATGTAGCGCGTGTAGACCTTACCCGTCACAGCCTCGTACCGCTGCGACACGCCCGACGTCTGCGCCACGCCCTCTTTGGGCTGCTCGGAAAGCACCGTCAGGAAGCCCGCAGCGCCTTCAGGGTAGTTGGACCCGCCCGTGGCGATGGACGCTGCGGACGCGAACCAGATGCCGCGCGTCGTGTAGGTGTTCAGATCCTGGCCGGCGGAAAGGCGACCGGCGTAGGTCAGTGTGGTCGTGGTGTCGACCACCTCTTTCCACGCCGACCAGGTGGTGCTGGTCACGCGCACGCGCCAAAAGCGCTGCTGGATAGCCAGCGTGGCGTTGCGCGTCGTGTAGGTCTGCAAGACCGGCGTGCCGGTGGCCACAACTTCCAGGAAGCCGACAAGAGGGGCGGGGTAGTTCGCGCCCACGGGCGGCGTGGCCCCGGCGTTGGTGGTCTGGTAGTAGTTGCCCGGCGTGACGTAATCGTTCAGGTCGTGCGCGGTGGTGGGCAGCACGGGGGAATAAACGATCGGGGCCATCGCAGCCGGTAGGCGGCCGTTGCCGTCGAGCTGGATGATTTCGAACCACTCGGACCATGCCCCGCCGTAATAGGTGCGCCAGAACTGTCGGCTATTGCCCGGAGAGGCTTTGTAGGCCGTGTAATACTGGTAGACGAACTGCGGCGTGGGGGCCGTGGTGTAGGCAAATACCTGCAACAGGCCAGCGTAGGGGACCGGGTAGTTCACGCCGCCAGACGCTCCGGCATTAGTAGGCTGGTGATAGACGCCCGAGGTCACCATCGTGTCCAGATCCAGCGCGGTGGTCAGCGGCGCGGGCACGAAGGCGGCATTGATAGCCGCTGCGAGAGCGGCCTCGTTGAGGTTGACCTTCTGCATCGCAACGCGCAGCGGATCCCCGTCGTGGTTATCCGGGTTGCCGATATCAATAGGGTCGAGGATCACAGCCATTTCGGCGTCCTGTTAGTGAGTGGTCTTGACAGGCAGGTCGACGGACGGCGCGTTTTTAGCCGTCGTTTCTTCGTACAGCGCTTGCACTTCACGGCTGACAATCGCGTTGATCCCGACAATAAGTTCCGGGGTGAGGCGGTTGTTCATGTTGTTCTGCAAGACCTTGGAGATGATGCCGATGAGCTTTTCGTTGTCCATAGTGGTTCCTTGAAAGTGGCTTATTGTACGAGGTTGTAAGCGCTCTAGACAGGGTTGTCGCGCTTGACGCGCTGACACTCGTCTATCCAGTCCTCGGTCTGCTTGGGCAGCGCCACCCCCTGGGCCTTCAGGGCGGCCATTGCTTTCATGATGGCGTCGAGCTGGTCGCCCACCTTTGGGTAGCTGCTGGCGCGGACCTCGCGGGCGTTGGCCGCCTGGGGCTTAATCGATTTCAAAGGTCACCTGCGTCATCGAGTAGGCGCGGTTGCGCGGGAACAGGACGCCCCGGTAGCTCCCTGCAGGCAGATCCAGGGTGAAGGACTCGCCGGCCGGCACCTCGGTGTCGTTGTAGCTCAGTCCCGTGCCCAGGTTGCGGATGGAGACGACGCAAGCGCTGGCCAGCGGCGATACCACACCGGCCCCGGTGATGGTGAAAGGTATCTCAACTTGCTCCACCACCTGGCCGTCCACCGCCGCGCGCGTCGGGGTCGTGTTGTAGTGCTCGCCCACCGCCATGACCACCGTGTCCGGGTCGAACCCGGACTGCTCGGCTGTCAGCACGATGCCCTGGTGCATGCTGTCCAGCAGCGCCACCTTGTCCTCTTCGGTCAGCACCCAGGTGCCGAGGTCAGAGCCGCCGGCCAGCTTCTGGTCGAGCGCTGCGATGCCGAACGGCAGGCCGTCGGTGAAGACGGTCACGCGGGCTTTAACGACCTCCTGGTCAGGCGTCCACGAACCCCAAAGGATCTGAGACCCGAGATCGTTGAGCGTGAAGGTGGTAGTTACGGAATTCATTGTTTACCTCTGGAATGTAAAGATGGCCATGCGAACCGAGCCGGTCGTCACACCGTCGGAGGGGCGGGACATGGTGAGCGTCATGGAAGCCACGTTACCCGCGCCGATCGCGCCGCCTACCCAACTGACGTTGCGGGTGTTGAATGCTCGGTAGTTTTGCTCGTTGAACGCCGGGCTCGCGTTCAGGTCCGCCGAGAAAGACACGTCCACAATCGTACCGTCCGTGCCTGTGGACAGATGCCAATTCTTAGAATTTGACCCTACACTCCCTGGATTTGCAATGTAGGTAGAGCAGAAGTAGACGACGTTGCCACCCTGGCCGGAGTTCGCGGTATGGGTGAACGAGTTCAGGCCGCTGCCATTGCTGGAGCCCATAGCCAAGTTCCAGGCCGACGCCGAGCCGGCCACCACAGCGCCCGCTGCGATGCGCAGCGTGTCGATCTGGGCGAACCCGATCTTGGCCGTGGTGATGTTGGCGTCAGCGATCTTGGCGTTGGTGATCTGGGCGTCGATGATCTTGGCGGCCGTGATCGAGGCGTCCTGGATCTTCGCGTTGGTGATCGACGCGTTGGTGATCTTGGCGGTGCCAATCGTGGCGTCCTTGATCATCGCGGTGTCCATGTACGTGACACCGTTATCGATAATGAAGGGCGTGGTCGTCCAGCCGTTGATAACGTTCAGCAGCGCGAAGCGGTCAGCCTGGAAATAGATGGACGTCTGGACGGCGCCGCCGTTGTTGTAGACCCCCAGGCCCATCGAGGCCGCGTAGGTGATGCCGCCCACCGTCTGCTGAAGCTTAATCGTGCGCGTGGCGGACGCAGCACCATTGATCTCGGCGATCAGCTCGGTGTTGTCTTCAGCCAGCAGCTCCACGTCGCCCACGCGCACGCCCAGGGACGTGGTCAGCTGCGAGAGCGCGCCGTCGGCGTTGGCGCGCGTCGTGGCTTCGATTGCCAGCGCCGCGCGAATGTCCGTGTCGTTGGTGTTGACCGTGGCGGACAGCGTGGTCAACGTCGTGGATAGGGCGCTGTCAGCGTCAGCGCGCGCGGTCGACTCGGTCTGAATCGCAGCGCGCACCTCGGTGTCGTTGGTCTCAACCGTGGCGGCCAGCGTGGTGACGGTAGACGCTATCGCGCTGTCCGCGTTCGCGCGCGCGGTAGCTTCGGTTTGAATCGCAGCGTTGGTGCTGGCAATTTCGGAATCGAAGTCGGCCTGTAGCGTCGTGATTTGGAGCGCCAGCGCCTCGTCTGCGCTGGACCGGGTCGACGACTCGCTCACGATAGCGGCGTTCGCTTCAGAGATGTCGGTAGAGAATTGCGTTGTGATCGTTGAGACCACCGACGCCAGCGCCATGTCGGCGTTGGCGCGTGCCGTAGCCTCGTTGGCGATAGCTGCGGTCAGGTCGTCCCCAAGCTGCGCTACCAGCGCTCGGTAATCGATGGCCAGCGCCTCATCGGCAGAGACACGCGCCGTCTTCTCTTCAGCGATGGTGGCGTAGACGTCCTGCGACAGCTGCGCGATCGTGACGGTGATCGCTGACGCCACGGCGCGGTCGTTCTCGACCGTGTCGGAGTAGACCGAGCGCGTGCCGGCGAAAAC